TATGATGATATCTTTTTCTTCCCCGCATTTTTAGGATACTAACCGCTATTGCCCTCTTAGGGCATAGGAAGGTTTGTTAACTCTATTTTGCGCCGAACTCTAAAGACTTGCTAATAGCATTATTGACCATGCGGACCAAACCTCGTCTCGTAATTTTTGACGCATCAAACGTCTCCGTATACCCACCTTGAGGCATATCTGCCTTGCTTAGGAAGTGTCCGTACTTAGTCCTTAGTGTGTCTAATACTAGGGATTCTACTGCTCTTGCTTGATCCCGTTCGGAAAACCACCAATACTTGATTAGAACCCAGCCCTTCTGCCTGTGGCTTGCAAACCTTCTACCAGACACATCTGATATACCTATCTTGATAGCCTTGTATATAGGGCTGTAGAGTATGTATAATAGGGTCATAAGTCTATTATACTTGACATCCCCCGCCAAAATCGATATACTTAGGATATGATCAATATGGAAATACCAGATCCATTTCAAACCTTTGTAGCCAACAAGTATGCCAACGCTAAAGGTGCTGTGTATGACTTCTTTGCTAGAGAATGGCATATGAAGTGTGGATGCTGTAGCGAAGATCTTTTTGCACCTACCCGCAAAATTTTAACAAAAGTTAGACTATACCATACAAGAAATGAGTGCTGTGGTGGATACTGAACAAACCTTTGACCAAGAGTTTACTGTTGAAGAATTAACCAAGATTATCGTTGATCAGGCTAAGGCTGATATTAAGGCTAAGTTTGGTAATAAGAAAAGGCATAGACAATGATCTGTAAAACCTGCGGGATGGATAAAGAAAACATTAACTACTGGGATACCCATCAAACTATGAGTGATTACAAGGTGTGGTGTGCCAAGGGAGCCTAAGATTACGAAGATGGATTGGCGTTCCCTAGGCTACTGGCCTGTCTGGAAAGATGGGAAAAAGGTGTGGGTGCCTAAAGATAAAGTAAGTTCAGATAGTAATAAATAACATTATTTATGATATAATGGTTTTATGACCAAAACAAAATGTTTTTTCTGTAATCAAGAAGCGATCTACTATGATGTAGTCGTTAAAGATGAAAAATATATTGTTGCCGATGTCTGTGCCAAACACTTTACTGTAGCCTTGGTATCTTGAGATAGGACCTAAAAATTAATAAAAGAAAACTTAAAGATGGATCAGAAGTTGATTCCTACGAGAAGCCTGTTGATTTAATTATACACACCAAGGCTCCTGCCAAATGGAAACTAATTGACCTTGAAACAGGACAAGAATACATCGGTTCAGAAATGCCTCACGGAACATTTGCAGAAATATTAAGAAGTAAAGTACTCAATGGATTTATAGGCTCATGGTTTAAGACCAAGGGCAGAGATATTTGACTAAACCACTGACATAGGGTATACTGGATATATGGAACAATTAATGGATACATATGGCTCATGGATTCTTGCTGTCATTGGGGTAGCAGGTATATACTTTGTTGGCCGTAAAGATGCATGGGGATGGTTTGTCTTATTGTTTAATGAGACACTATGGATAGGTTATGCTATAGTTACTAAGCAATATGGATTTATTCTATCTGCCCTTGCATATGCAGCAGTATACATTAGATCCTACATTCACTGGTCTAAAGAACCAGTCAATGAACTACCACTATAGGAGATAGTCTATGATAAGTGCATTCTTTTTAATCCCTGCTTTTATACTTGGGTATATTGCATGTTATTTTATAATGACATATAAAGTTGATCAGAATTAAAGGCTGGAAATAAAATGAGTATTGATGAAATGATGCTACGGGAAGAGATTGCACTAAAGATAGAGTCTATCCCAATTGCAGAAGGTGGTTCACAACTAAACGCTCTTGGTATGCGTATTCTTGCTGCTGCGGTGGCCAGAGGAAAAGATAACTACATGACCAATATGTTTGAAAACCAAAAAGATTTTGAGTAGTAGATGATATCTCATAAAGTAGAAAAGACTAATATTCTTCCATTAAGATGGTTTGGGAATCTGTGTGGTCAAATTTCAAGTAATAGTTTAGTTAAAGCATTTAACCTACAGGATGATGAAAACTTTGGACCTCGCTTTAAATTTCATACAAAGGTTTGGCACTATGTAAACAAACCATACGAGAAGTGGGGCACATACTACATGGTAGACCTACTGTCTTTTAAAGAAGATATGTCTGGTCCTGAGTGGGATGACTATGATGAAGATGGAATTCCGTATTGGGAAAAATGGGGAAAAGATGAGTAGATTAGTTATATGTGCTATTTGTAAAAAAGAATGGGAATTAAGATGGGGAATCATGGCCAATGAGTCTCTAGCAAGACATATGAAAGATCATAAGTGAAGCCTACAGCACACATCTACGATGTAGATGGAACTCTTGCCAATGTAGATCCGTTCTTACACTATGTCCGTAATGGTAATAAAGATTACGATGCATTTCACTATTCTTCTATTGATGCCCTGCCAAATGTAGAAGTTGTAGAGATGCTAAATAATTCTGCTAGTGATGACCACTCTATAATAATTGTTACATCCAGAAAAGAAAAATACCGTGGCATAACCTCTCTGTGGCTTGCAAGAAATAAGATAAAGTGTCATGCACTTTTTATGAGAGCAGACGATGATCACAGGCCAGATTACGAAACCAAAAGAGATATACTTAATAGAATTACAGAACTTTGGGATGTTGTTCATGCAGTAGATGACAACCCATATGTTATAAAATTGTGGGAGGACAATGGAATTCCTACTACAAAAATAGGAGATTGGGACGGTGATCGTGGTTGACTATACGTGGCAACTATGATATGATTGTATTATGAAAAAAAATAACAACAAGGCATCTCAACACAAAGCAAAACGCTATGCTAAAAATAAGAAAAGAATAAAAGATAAGCCATACTTGTCAAAGCATGAACGCAAACTAATTGCTAAAAGACAAGAGATTATTTCTTCTGGCTTAAGACTAATATCAAATTAATATACGGGGAGCAGTAGCCAAGTTGGTCAAGGCCCCGAACTCATAATTCGGTTATCGTAGGTTCAAGTCCTACCTGCTCTACTATGTCTCCATGGTCTAGAGGCCTAGGACTCCACCCTTTCACGGTGGCAACACGGGTTCGAATCCCGTTGGAGATACTGAACCTCTGTAACTCAGCGGAAGAGTAGCGGACTTCTAATCCGTTTGTCGCAGGTTCGATTCCTGCCAGGGGTGCTATAATTAGTTATATGAACGAAAATCTTTTGTTTTACAGAACATTAAAGGAAGCATCAAGAAGACATCCAAGTGAACTTGGTAAAACGGTTTATTCTAATCAAGATATTTTAGAGGAAATATCTTACAATATCAATAGCCATGGCTACAGATCTGAAGAATTTAACAAAAACAACGAAGTAGTGGTTTTGGGCTGCTCTCAAACCTACGGCTCTGGGATGCACAACGAACTTACATGGCCTGAGTTTTTTTGTAATTTTACAAATCAAAAATATTCAAGGCTTGCAATTCCAGGAGATTCCATAGGTGCTCAAGTATATAAAGCCTTTAAATATTTTGAAGAAGTAGGAAATCCAAAATTAGTTATTGGGCTATTTCCACTATATAGACTAGAATATATTTCTGTGCCAGGAAAATTTGAAGGTGATAATCCAAGAAATGGGGCACAAAGATCAGAGTTATCAGTAGGAATAGCATTCTTTTATCAACAATACATAACAAAAATTTCAAAAGTACCACACAACCCAGAATATGTTATTCCAAAAGAGTTTGTGATGTTTTATAATTTTATGCTTATAAAAATGCTTGAACAATACTGTGAATCACACAATATAAAATTTATATGGAGCATATATGATAGCAAAGAAGATAAAAAAGAAATGGAGTTTTCTTCTTACAACATTTTAAAAAATTATTTAAACACATCAGATTTACTTCAGCAGCCAGACGATCAACCACAAAGTCACCTTTCAAATTGCTCTATATCGTCTCAAAAAGAATATTGCGGAAAATTTTCTCGACACAAACTATACTCTTGGGCAGCAGATACTGTTTCAGAAAAACAATTAGGTCATTGGGGAATACATGTAAATCACCATATTGCAAAACTATTTGCAGATAAATATATGGAGATAAAAAATGATTAACAATATTAGATGGCAGTACTACAAAATAGTCATATACTTTAAAAATAAAAAAAGAAAAAAGAAAGACTTTATATATTAATGATAATACTTGGAATTAACGAAACATCTCACGACGCTTCAATATCCCTAATCAAAGATGGAGAAATACTTTTTGCAGGACATGCAGAAAGATATAGTAAGAAAAAAAATGACTGGTATATCAATGATAGTTTAATAAAAGATGCTTTAAAATATGGCGTACCAGATCATATTGCTTACTATGAGAAACCGCTTTTAAAGGCTTCCAGACTGGCTTTAAGGGGTGGGACTGGAGACTGGAAGCCAAGGTTTGAACTCCCTGGAATTCCAAGAAAATCTTTTAGTCATCACTACTCTCACGCTGCAGCAGGATACTATACAAGTTCATTTAATGATGCTGCAATTGTTGTTTTAGATGCTATGGGTGAATACAATACCTCCACAATTTGGGTTGGCGAAGGCGAAAAGATTAAACTAAAGTATAAGCAAAATTATCCTATTAGTTTTGGATTATTCTATTCAGCCTTTACACAACTAATAGGTCTTATGCCAAACCAAGAAGAATATATTATGATGGGTATGGCTGCTTATGGTGATTGGACAAAGTATTATAAGAAGGTTGACGAGTATTTCCCTTCATACGACAATCAAAAATATAATTTTCATAAAGGAATTACAGATTGGGGCTGGGTTTTAGAAGAAGATAAATTTGATATTGCAGCAGCAGTTCAGTTTGTTTATGAGCAAAGACTAAATGACTTTATGCGTATGGCAAAGTCAATTACTGGTAAAAACAATTTAGTATTTATGGGTGGGTGTGCTCTTAACTCTTCAGCAAATACGCTATTATGGAATATTTTTGATACGATTTGGATTATGCCAAATCCTGGTGATGCTGGAAGTTCTTTAGGCGCTGCAGCAGCACTATACGGAAAACATATTGAGTGGAAAAATCCTTACTTGGGTTACGATTTGGGCGGGGAATACCCAGTAAGCAAAATATTAACAGGACTAATAAGAGACAAAGTTGTGGCAGTGGCATCAGGTAGGGCCGAGTATGGTCCAAGAGCATTGGGTAATAGGTCTATACTTGCAGATCCAAGAGATCCAAACATTAAAGATAAGGTAAATCTAATTAAACAAAGAGAACTTTTTAGACCATTTGCACCAGTGGTACTAGCAGAGCATGCACACAAATGGTTTGATATGGATTTTGAAAGCCCCTATATGCAGTATACCGTTAAATGTTTGCAGCCAGATAAAATTCCTGCTGTGGTTCATAAAGACGGGACTTCAAGGGTACAGACAGTAAAAAAAGAACAGCATCCAGGACTATATGAAGTATTATCTAATTGGCATGCAATGACAGGTATTCCTATATTACTAAATACAAGTTTAAATATAAAAGGACAACCATTGTTAAATGACGAAAAAGATATAGAAAAATGGGAGCAAACATATAGTAGTTCTGTGGTAAAATAACAATATGAATAATGAAATTATCAATTTAGAAAAAATACCAGACATTTTTTTATATAGATCACTAAAAGAAATGAGTGGACACGCTTTGCCAAATACAAAAGCAGACTCAGTTAAAATAGAATACAGACTAAATACTCATGGATATAGATGTGATGAATTTACTAATCAAAAAATTCTAACTCTTGGCTGTTCTCAAACAGAGGGTCACGCACTCCCAATAGAATTAACCTGGCCTTACTTGATATCACAAAAAATGAATAAAGGCTATATAAACTTAGCAAAAGGTGGAGATGGGATGCAAGCGCAAATAGTAAAAGCATTTCAATTTTTTAAAGAATTTTATCATCCAACACACATATTCGCAGTATTTCCAATAACAAGAATGGAAGCACCTTTAATTAATCTAAAAGTAAGAAATAACAAAAATATAAAAAACTTAAATACAGAAGATTACATAGGCAAGGCTTTACTTTCAAATAATTGGATTGAAAAATTTTCTAAAGAACCTCACACAATAGAAAATGTTTTACCAGAAGAGTTTGCAATTTTTTACAATATTTTATTTATGAAAATTTTTATACAATACTGCAAATCCAACAACATTAAACTAGTATGGACCTATTATAATGATTCCTCTTTAGAAAAATATTCATTTACAAAATTTACTGACACATATTTTGAAAGCCCTCATATAGATAGTGTGTGCATTCCAAAAGAACTGGGATGTCATATGGAATTGTCAGATAACAAATTTTTTGATTATGCTGCAGACTATGAGTATTGGCCACCTGGACATTATGGATTTCACAAACATTTGCATATTGCAGAAGAAATGTTTAGCATGCTATAATAGGAATAAGGGTGTGGTTGGCCTATATTTGTCGGGAAACTTTTATAGTCTATGTTGCAACACCACACCCTCCTAATTTTTGAGGTGAACTTGTTTGATTAAAGATTCAATATTTATACCAATAGCAGCCTGTGAAGAAAGATTTATAGAGCAAACTGTAAAAAGTGCTTTGTCTAACGCCGAAAATCCAGACAATATCTATTTTGGTATATTTAACAACATACTAAAGAAAGAACATTCTTTACTAGATAATGACTTTTTACTAAATAATGATCAAATTTTTTATGTTGAACTAATAACTCCAGCGCCAATGGGTACTGGTTTTGGAAGAATGAATGCTTCTTTGTTGCAATTTAAAGAATTTGACTACATGTTTCAGATAGATGCTCATACATTTTTTAGCAAAAAATGGGATAATCAACTAATAAATATTTTTAATAAAATTAAAGAACAAGAAAATATTAATGAAAATAAGTTGGTTCTTTCTGCGTCAAGTGGATTTACTTGGACTTACTACGATGAAAATCCTGAAAAAGTTTATATCATTGACAAAGAAAACAAAACAGCACTCGAAATAGATCCTTTAAATTTAGAAAAAAATGCTGAAGAATTAATAAACAGGGGCATGACAAAACTCAAATTTGTTTATGATGGAAAACAAAATAACAATTTAGTTAAAGACCATGTAAATTTCCCAATAGTTTATGGCGATAACTATATAGATAAAAAAGAATACGAAGAATCAAACGGAGTTCATGGAACTTTTATGTTTTCTAAAGCAAAACTAAATAGAGAAGTTCTTCATGATCCAGAGGATCATTTTCATGGAGATCAAACAAACTATTCTATTAGGCTTTTAAGCAGAGGATATAAAATTTTTAGTCCCAAGTATCCGACCATTGCTGTTTTAAATCAAGTATATATAGATAAAGATTTTAAAGAAGATGCATCTATTCCATTAGGCAAAGGCCACAACTGGAAGACATATGAAGCAAATAAGGTTGGATCAGACTACTTAGAGACAAAAATAAATAACTCTGCAACAAATTTTCAACAAATAATATCTGGAGATTATTTTGGATACTGGGGAACAACAGACAAAGATTCTCTAAATAAAGTAAAAAATCAAATTGGCTATCCAATGGACAACCAAAAATGAATTTAGAAAATGAAATAAAAGATATACTTTTTGAAATAGGAAAGGAAATTAAGGTTCACAAACTTATTGATGGAAACCTCATTATAGAAATTGATTATGACAAGTATACTATTTCAATTATGGAACTAATTAAAAAATATTTATCTAACGACTAGGATTCCAAAACAAAGAATTATTTTCGTATATCTCTTTATCTAGTTTAAAGTTTTCAAGTATTGAATCTTTTTCGCTTTGATCTAAAGAATTAAATAATCTTTCTGAAGCATCATTCTTAAAATATGTTTTATTAATTTGTGACAAATCAATATTTAATTCTACACCCAAATCTTCTGATATCTTTTTAACTAACAACTCATAGTCCATAGACTCTAACTCGTCAGTCCTAATAAATAGGTTTGTTCTCTTAATTCTGTCGTATATCAACTCTGTATCATATTCTTTTTGTTCATTATGAAAAAATTGTGCTTCTTTGATAACAGACATTGCTGCTGGATCTGGACTTAAAGCAAAATTGTGAGACTGAAAATCTTTCATGTATGGCCATGTGGATAATTTTTCAAACAACTCTTCTTTTTCAACATGAAGATTTTCTCCATTGATTGTGTGCCAATTTTCTTTGTCTATTAAGTCTGCTCTACCTGCAGCAGCGTGGCATACGGAACTAACAAAAAATTCACAAGGCTCTCTAAAAACTGAAATGACATATGTTTCATCATCTATAAAGAATGGCCATCCACCGTGTTGTCTCATGTCTTCTGGCATTCTTAAATACTCAATGCCGTGCTTAGCAAGAGTCTCTTCCATAGGTCTAAGGATGTATTTTGTTAAAAACCTTCCACCAGTTTTTGGTATGTGTAAAAAATAGACTTTATTGTATTTCATGAAAACATTGATTTCAAAGTAAACTCAGATACAGTGCCAGAAACACGATCATAAATCTTGCCATCAATTTTAGATATAAGTGTGGGCACTGATTGAACATTGTATAGTTCTGCCTTTTTAAATTCTTTGTCTACATCTACCTTGTCATAGTAAATATCTTTATTGTTTACGATAAACTCCTCTATGATAGGGGCAATTCTTTTACATGGAGCACACCAGTCTGCTGTAAAATGTATTAGTTCTTTCACTACTTATCCTTCTTATACTCTCCGTATTTACCAAGGACTGCTTTAACTGTCCCGTCTTTTCTTAAACGAACAATCATTCCATCTTTAATCTGAATAGGATTAAATGGATGCTTTGTCCTAAACTTACCAGATGCTTTTCTATTTCCCATTAGATAGTATACTTTTCTCTTTGTACTTTGGTATGATCTTTTCCAAAGTCAGAAAACAAACTCTCTGCCTTTGCAGCAGGAATACAATTAGGAACTGGTTTACCGTCGGCCCCAGGCTTCATTCCTCTTTGAACATATCCATCCCAACAAGGTGCCTGCTTATTGACATTGCCACAGCAATCCGATTTCATTTCTCCTGCTTGGCACTGTGGACAATCTTCACAACTAACATTAAGTTCTTTGCACATAGGGCATCCGCAGCCTTCGTATTCTTTTAACATCTAACTATTATATCACTTTATAAAACCTAAGAACCTATTATGAGTCCTTATCCTGTGGCAGTTAGCGCAAACCACTTCACACTTTTCAATCTCTTTTTTGATAGCCTTCCAGGACATCCCATCGTGGACCATTCTTGAGACATTATATTTTTTATTTCCCAGGTGATCAAAATCTAAGACTATAGGGTTCTTATTCCCACAATCAGCACAGCCAGCAGCCTCTTTTATCTCTGTCAGTCTCTGCTTAAACTGTTTCTTATTGTAAGCGGACAACTCTTTGTCTGTCATAGATACACCCATTATATAGCCTTTTAAGGGCATTAAAAGCCCCATACAGGCAATTCAGGCACGAAGGCCACGGTATATATCAATGGGTAACTAAGCCATCTCTAAGGTCCTGTATGGGGACATATATATTGTAACATAATAATGGAGCAGTTTAATAGACTTGCTCAGGTCCCCCAGGTAATGACCCTGGTCCTCCGTACTCAGCAATAAGGTTGCTATAAGCAACTGCATGTATCATGACGGAATACTATCTATTATACTACTTGATTTTAATAGACTTAGGTTTCTTTTCTTCTGGAACTACTCTGATGACATTTACATTTAAGATGCCATCTTTTAGTTCTGCTGAGGTCACTTCCATGTACTCACCAAGAGCAAAAGATCTTACGAACTTTCGTCCTGCTATACCTTTGTGTACTACCTCTGCATCTGTTACCTCTACAATCTCACCCTTAATAATAAGAGTCCCATTGTCTACTGTAACATCAACATCTCCCTTGGAAAAACCAGCAACCGCAAGAGATATCCTGTATGTATCTTCATCTAGTTTAATAAGATCATAAGGTGGATATGATTGTGAGTTTGTTTTGTATGCATTATTTAGGCGATTCAACTCTCTGTTGAAGCCAATAAAAAAAGGATCATTAAATAGATCCAGTGTTGACCATGTTTGTTTCATTTTATTCCCCTTTCAAGCGAATAATTTAATTTGCCCCCCTATTGGGCAGGCATAAATATTATAGCATAAGAAAAGACGGCTGTCAAATGACAACCGCCAAATCTTATTTAGTCTTTATTACAAGACGTTATGGCTGGTTCCGCCTCCGCCACCCTTACGAGGTGACTTCTTTGCAGGAGCCTTCTTGGCAGTCTTTTTGACTACCTTTGCATTCTTAACTGCAACATCTACATCTTCTACTGATGGCATTCTACCGAACGCTGGATCAGATGGATTGGCTGCTCTCAATACTACTGGCACAAGTGCACCAAGTAGTGAGTATGCTAGTGTCTGTGGATCAGTTACACCAGCAGCATACATTGCTGTTGCTGCTCCAAGTACTGATCGTCCGTATGACGCTAGTGCATTTTTAATTTGTTGGTTCATGTTTATTCCTCCTAGGATATGAACTTCGATATGGCTGTCCAAACTGGTTGGGCAAGCCATAATCCAATTATACCAGCAACACCAGCAAAAACTGGGGGAGCAGGGATTGGAATCTTAATTGGGGATATTGCGCTTATTGATAGGATAATTAGACCTAAAGTAAGCCCTACAGATAGTGATAGTAATATTTCTTTCATTTATTCCCTCGATTTTTGTAGTTGTGTATAATGATTTAAACAAACATCTAGAACTTTTGTTTCCGTGCTAAACAATTTTTCTCCGTCAAGATCGCATGCAATAACACTACAAATACCCAATGGCTCAAAAGAAAGTTGATCGTAGGTTTTAAATTCTATCATTGTCTTGAGTCCACATAATTTTTTATAAAAGGAACTATTACTTCTACTTCTTCTGATGGAACAGCATTAATAAGCATATGGTTTATACCTCTGCTTTCAAGAGTATTCACAAGATCGTCAAACTGTTCATAAGTAAAGTATGCAGCATCAAGAACAGGCTGTGGAACTTCTCCTTTTTTCCATACTGGTCTAACTACATGATTAGTTAATAAATCAAGTTCTTCTTCTGTTTTTCTGATAATTGGAGTAATTGCTAACATTACTTCCATGCCTTTTAAGTCAAGTGGAACTGATACAGAAGGACCCTTCAAAAAATCAGACCAACCTCCACGAGCATATATGTGATATGGCAAGATAATTTTGTGTCCATATTTTTTTGCTGCTTCAAAAACATAATGATTTGTCGTTGAAACATAAACATCTAACTTGTTTGTGTGGTTTGGATCACGCCAATATCCTGGGGATTCCTTATCTTGATCCATTTCGTTTAGTACTTTAAGAAATTCTATCATATAGTTTGATCTGTCAACGTTACTTGATTTATCGTTTACGTTTCCAACAATACCACCAACACCATCTTCATGGTCTTTAATATATCCACAAATCAAATTAACCTGAAGCCTATTTTTGTCTATTCTATCCATAGACCTATTTATCATAGAAAGATATTGAGGAGATATTGTGTATGGACGAATTGCTACCAAATATTTAATGTTTTCGCCTTGTTTTATATCTTTTGCTGCTTTTATAAACATATCACCTTCTGGAATATCATGTGTAAACATTACTCCAGAGAAATTATTGCTGTTTAAGTTTGATGGGGATTTGATATTTTCGGGATCTCCCATTACTCCACCAAAATAATAAAATTTCATTATACTATTTTATCATAATCTTCTGGTAATAAACTTTTTAATTTTTTAAATTCTGAAGATATTTTTTTTAAGGCAAAGTCGTGTGGAGCAACCATACCATCTACTGCTGCACCATATCTATCGTAATATTCAACTTGAGGACCAACCTCATCAATAAACGACTTAAGTCCAGCCTGAACTTCTTCTATGTATTGGTATGCCCAATCACGAGAATCTGAAACAAATTTTAAAAAATCTTCATTAGATTTTTCTTTATCTGTTTTGCTGGCTTCGTGCTCTTGTTGTTGATGTATCAATAGTTTTAGGGTATTGGCAAGAATGGCCTTATTGTTTTTTCTTTGTTTTAAATAAAGGTACAAAAACAAAGAAGTAAAAGTAGACATCACAAAAATTAAAACTAATTCAATCATAACTCTTTACCACCTTCTCTAACTAAAAGAACTATTGCTCCATTATCCTCTAGTGCTTTTTTTACACGAATCATATACTCTACGGCCTGTCTTTTAAGATCAACCGTTTCTAAGGACATAAAGACTTTTTCTTTTGCTTTAACAGTAATAAAACTATCATTGTCTATTACCTCTAAAGAAAATCCCTTGGGACAATCCAAAGATCTAAACGCTCTTCTCATTTGATCTGTATACATATTACTCCATTGTTAGGGATTGCCATGTTGTTCCCCAATCAGCCTTTGTTTTATGACTAGAAAATTCTTTTGACAACTCTCCATTTTCTAAGTATACCCCGCCCCAAACGCCCCACTCTTTACCAGAAATACCAACAGAAAAACATTCTTTTCTTACTGGGCAAGTAGAGCACAATAAATCTACAGCAGGTCTTAAAAGTTCATCTTCTTCATACTTGTCAAAGAATACATTTGTATCATAATCCAGGCATGCAGCATTATCTTTCCATTCATACTTATTCATGCTACCTTACATACTTGTCAGGTATTTCCCATCCATTTCTAGAAACGACGAAAATCTTTTTTAGGTGCCAGGCATTATTTTTTAATGCTCCGTACTTTGATGTAAAAGCCTTATCTGACTTTATCATCTCTACAACATCCCATCCATCCCAGGACAGGTTGCTGTTCTTGGAAACAATTGCTTCCATTTTTTCAAGAGAATTAACTGATATCATTGTGTGTACTCCTTAGAAGTTGTATACGTTTGTGTTGATGTTTTTTGATCTTGACAAATTTACTACTTTAGAAACTTGTTCTTTTGGATTAGCAACAAAAGCAAAATGATTAAAACTATCTATGTTTTCTTCAACCCATTCAGGGCTAACTCTAAATAGTTTAATAGACTTTCCTCTAGCCTTCATTCCTCTTTCAGAAAGATTTACAAACTCTGACGCCATTGCACTAATGTTTCCTGGACCAGCAGTATACAAGTAAAACTCTTTCTCATCTTCTTTTAATTCAGATAAGGCAACTGCCATTGCTCGAAGAAAAATATTATAGTTTTTGAAACTAGGCGTCCCTTGAACCCCTACTATCATCACTTACTCCTTCTCTCAGTTTGTCCAGAATGAACAACATCTG